GTTTCCCTGATCGCACGGAGCTGACATGCGAAAGCACATCTTGAATGCAATCCAGGCGCACGCGGCGGCCGAGTACCCGAAAGAGTGCTGCGGGCTGCTGCTGGCCATCGGGCGCAAGCAACAGTACTTCCCCTGCATCAATGTCTCGACGGAGCCGAACGAAGAGTTTCGAATCGACCCCGAGCAGTACGCAGCAGCCGAGGACGTCGGTGAGGTGATCGGCGTGGTGCATTCACATCCGGACGCGACCAGCCGACCTTCACCGCGCGACCTCGCCATGTGCGAAGCAACGGCGATGCCCTGGCACATTCTGAGCTGGCCGGAAGGCGACCTGCGCACCATCGTTCCCACCGGTGAAGTGCCGCTGCTGAAACGGCCTTTTGTACACGGCGCGTGGGACTGCTGGCAGGTCTGCGCTGATTGGTACCAGCGCGAGTGGGACGTGCAGTTCGAAGCGTTCAAGCGCGCGGATGGCTGGTGGGAGAGCAAGGACAATACCAGTCTGTATGAGGCGAACTACGAGGCCGCCGGCTTCTACCGCGTCGACCAGCCGCAACGCGGCGACATGATCGTGATGGAAGTGGGGCACACCGTTTATCCAAACCACGCCGGGATATTCCTTGGCGCCGATCCGTCTTTGCCTAGTGAGGATGCCGCCACGTTCGGCCCCGGGCCGTTCCTGCTGCATCACCTATATGGGCGCCCGTCTGAGGTTATTGTGTTCGGTGGGCCTTGGCTCGACAGGACGCGGCTGATTCTCAGACACAAAGACTCACAACCAATCACATGAAGCGGCGCAGCCGTTGGAGTTAATGATGAAAAGCGTAATCGAGTCAGCAGCAAAAACCGCCAGCGGCGCACCGGTCTGGCGGCTGAACAAATAGTTTAGCTGTGATCGTTTTCAACCATGGTTTCAAGTTCGAAAAGGCTCTTTGTTAGCACAGACAGTGGCCACTCATATGCATCAAGGGCGGCTCCTGATCCACATCCGGCGGCTGGATTCTTATAGAAAAACTTCGCGTGCCGCGTCAGTGCATCCCCATCGAATCCCGGGGATTTACGTAGGGCGAGAGTCAGTGCTGAAATGGCGGCTATGGTGCCTTTTTCGAAGGGTGTTAGTTCGTGCTGTTCGCTCATGCTGATATTCCTTGCGTTATCCGCGCCGAAATTGGCGCAATCACAGTCCTTGGGCTTGCAGGCAAAGGACTGGTGGAATCCGTTGCGTGAGGGCAGGAGGCTACTATCCGCGGGAGGCGGGGCGTTACTGGGGATTCGTACAGGCGAAGATTTTCCCCCGAGGATGGTAAATTGCCTTTTTTCTCGAGGCGACCTTGATGGCTGGCAAACTAAAGCATAGAGGTGAAGAAATCTCTAACGAGCGCGTCGCGATTGAGGATGAGCTTTATCGCACATATGTTGTTGATGAAATATCTATCGCTCGACTGTCAGCTGAAATTAGGAAAATGCTCAGTTCTGGTAATTACAGCGAGTTAGTAGCAGCAGGTTTGAACGTCGAAATGGCTTACCTGCATGCATACAAACGAGACGTAATAAAGGCTGCCGCCTGCCTACGGTCCGCAGAAAGATTTGGAGCTGAGAGGTTCATGACCGCACTGGTCGAATCCTCCGTGAATTTAATGGCCGGCAATGTATTTGAAGCAGCGAAGGCTTTGGAGAGAATTGACGTGAGTAAACTGACGGATGTACAAAAAGGCCCCTTGGTGGCGCAGGCGAATGCCGTCGGAGCGCTGGATTTGGCTCTTCAGTTATTGCCTGATGATTTTGAGAGTGATGTTGATGAAGCCGTTGAAATGCTCAGTGCCTGCGGGGCAACTGTTGCCGATTTGATCGTTCGTTTAGATGCCGCAGCCGGATTCATTGCTAGAGAAGCAAGCCATCCATTGCTAGGTTACAGACGAGTAGTGATGAAAACCGAAGACTGCCTAATGTATCGCTTCGGATTGCGCATGCCACCCGTGGATATTGCTGAGCTAAACGGAAGGGTCATCAGTTTTATGGTCGAAAGATTCGATGAACCTTTAGATCGCGTAGTAAGTATCGGCGCTATGCCGTTCAAGCCTGAGTACCGTGACGAAAACTGGAGAACGTACAATGCCAGTTTCTAGTCTCGATCTTCTCGACTTGGCTGAAGGTCTTGCGGAAAATTTTGAAAGTGAAGCGGCGTTCCGGGCTTCAGTAAGCAGAGCTTATTACGCATCTTTCTATGCTGCGGAAGACGCAGCTAAACGAATAAAGATGCCCAAGTTATCTCGAAGAATAAATGGTGGAATGCACGAGCGGTTATTTTGTCGCTTTGATGACGCGGGACAGCGCGCACTTGCCGCAAAGCTTAGGTTTGCCAAGGCCGACCGGGTAAATGCAGATTATAAAATTGATGAAGTTTTCACCAAGAACGAAGCAACCGCTGCGCTCGCTTTCTGCCGGCAGTTGTCGGGCGATATTGCTGCGCTTTCGTAAGCCTGCAGATTCCCATTCAGAAGCCGTTTGCGCTCGGCACCAAATTTTTCAGATTCCCACAGGAGTGACCTGCATGAAATTGATCGTAGGAGCGCTGGCGGTAGCGCTGTTGGCGGGGTGTTCATCGCCGTCTGACTTGGTGGCGTCAGGGCCGTCAGTAACCGTGTCTTCCGCGATAGCTCCGAAGGCGCTGGCGCTGTGTGTCTTTCCTGTGTGGCAGGAGCACAACTCGAACGCAAGCATGAGCGAAACAGCCAATGGCTACAGAATCGTTAGCGGTTTTGCTCAACAGACGGATGATGTACTCGATATAACAGCAGCCCCAAAGGGCTCCGTCGCCAAGCTTTATCAGCGAGTTGCATGGTCACAAATTGGAAGGGGCGATTTAAGAGAATCGCTCCAGAAATGCAAATAATCTGAAGCCGCCGCAAGGCGGTTTTTTTATGGGTGGACAAAAAGTGGCAGCGTACCCGCATTCATCCGGCATGACAGTCATTAAGCTCTCAGGCTCTCTCGCAAGAAGGTTCGGCAGAAGCCACCTAAAACAGATCGATTCAGGCTCAAGCCGTGAAGCTTTCAAATCATTGGGCTGCACGATCGAAGGGTTCGAATCGGAAATAAAGCGACTGTCCAGCCTGGGCATGCGCTTTGCGGTCTTCAGAAACCGCGTAAATGTTGGCGAGCCGGATTTGGATCTTGGCGGCACTCGGGAAATTAGGATCGTGCCAGTCGTTGAGGGCAGCAAGCGTGCAGGCGTTTTGCAGACTGTCGTGGGTGTCGTTTTGCTTGCAATATCCTACGCGCTTCCATTTACGGCGCCATACCTGACCCCGGCCGGGATTGGTCTTATCGCCGGCGGCGTCATCCAAATGCTCAGCCCGCAGGCCTCTGGCCTGAAGCAAAGCGCTTCCCCCGAGAACTCTCCGTCTTACGCCTTCGGAAGCGCCAAAAACACCACGGCCAGCGGCAACCCGGTACCGATCTGTATCGGCGAACGCCGGTGGGGCGGGATGATCATCTCTGCCTCCATCCTGGCGGAGGATAAGGCATGACCAAAGTGACCTACAGCATCACCATCCACGACCTGCATCGACTTGAGGGTGGATTGGTTTGTGCCGACGAAGCGGTGGTAGCCGTTCTGGATAACGGGCGTGAAATCCATCGCGAGCGCTTCTTCGGCAAATGCACATCTCCAAACGGCTACACGCGAAAGTACCGCGGCAAGCCCGGTCTTAAAGCCGCACTGATCTCTGGCAATTGCCGCATGAGTTTTAGCTTGAGTGAACCGGCAAAGGCTGCTCCAGCCCACCCATAAAATCATCGGAGCCAAGTCGGTGAGATCCGTATTCGACTTGATACCTTGGCCCTCGAGATTTGGCCTCGGCTTCTGCTGCCTCTTTTGAAGCATAGATGTCGACGAATCGCCATGGCGAGCTCTGCACAACGCCCCAACCCAGCACGCAGTCTGCGTTATCCGGGTCTTTCGGAAGGTTTTTAGCGAGGCTTCTGATTGACATGGCCGGTCCTTGGTTGTGAGAAAGCAGGAAATTACTACTCCGCAACGTGTGGTCGCTACTGGCATTTCATCCACGCTGTATGGACACCCACACCGCCCGCGAGGCGGTTTTTTTATGCCTGGAGGAAAGCATGGGCGCAGCAGCACAGATCGATATCCACGGCGAGAAGGGCGGCAGCAGCAAGCCGAAGTCGCCGACCGAAGCCGGTGACAGCCTGCGCTCGACCAACTTGGCCAAGCTGCTGATCGCCGTGGGCGAGGGTGAGTTCGACGGCGTCCCGACCGATTACGAGATCTACCTGGACAACACGCCAATCCGTGATGCCAGCGGCAACTACAACTTCCCGAACGTGAAGTGGGACTGGCGCCCGGGTTCGGTGGATCAGACCTACATCCCGGGTATCCCGTCTGTCGAGAACGAGACGTCGCTGAACATCGAGTTGCGCAGCGATACCACGTGGGTGCGGTCCATCACTAACACCCAGCTTTCCGCCGTTCGCATACGTTTGGCGTGGCCAGCTCTGCAGCGCTCTGATGATCAGGGCAATGTCGACGGCTACCGGATCGAATACGCAATCGACGTGGCCACCGATGGCGGCGCCTATCAGCAGGTGCTGGTGGACGCAGTCGACGGCAAAACCACCACGCGCTACGAGCGCTCCCGCCGCATCGATCTGCCCGACGCCACCACTGGCTGGCAGATCCGCGTGCGCCGGCTCACGCCGAACCAGAACACCAACAAGATTGCCGACACCATGCTGGTGGCCGGTTACACCGAAGTCATCGACGCCAAGCTGCGCTACCCGAACACCGCGCTGCTCTACATCGAATTCGACGCCGAGCAGTTCACAAACATTCCGGCGGTGACCGTGAAGTGTAAGGCCCGCCGCTGGATGGTGCCGAGCACCTACGACCCAATCCTGCGCACCTACACCGGGACGTGGGACGGCTCGATGAAGTCGGCCTGGACCAACAACCCGGCGTGGATCACCTACGGTATCTGCACCGAAGACCGGTTCGGCCTGGGCAAGCGCATCAAGTCGTTCATGGTCGACAAGTGGGAGCTGTACCGAATCGCTCAATACTGCGATCAGCTGGTGCCGAATGGCTTGGACGGCGTGGAACCGCGTTTCCTCTGCGACATGAACCTACAGGGCAAGGCTGACGCCTGGTCGCTCCTGCGCGATATCTCGGCGATTTACCGGGGGATGACGTATTGGGCTCAGGGACAGTTGGTGATGCAGGCGGACATGCCGCGCGCGCAGGACATCGACTATGTATTCACCCGCTCGAACGTCATCGACGGAAAATTCTCGTATGGCAGCGCTTCGGCGAAGACCCGTTACACCCGGGCGCTGGTCAGCTACGACAACCCGGCGAACAACTACGACACCGACGTCATTCCGTTCGCGGACCTCGATCTGCAACGCCGCTATGGCGACCGGCCGACCGAGCTGAGCGCCATTGGCTGCACCCGCGCATCCGAGGCCCAGCGCCGTGGCAAGTGGGCGATCCTCAGCAACAACCAAGACCGCACCGTTTCGTTCAAGACTGGCATGGAGGGCGTAATCCCGCTGCCCGGCCACATTATCCCGGTGGCGGATTCGCTGCTGGCTGGCCGTGAAGTGGGCGGCCGGATTTCGGCGGCGGCGGGGCGCGTGATCACGCTCGATCGCGACACCCAGGCCAAGGCCGGTGATCGCCTCATCATAAACCTACCGGGCGGCCGCGCCGAAGGTCGCACAGTGCAGAGCGTCAACGGTCGCGCCGTGACTGTCACGGTCGCCTACAGCCAGCCGCCGGTGGCGCAGTTGCAATGGGCACTCGATGCCGATGATCTGGCGATCCCGCTCTATCGTGTGCTGCGCACCAAGCGCACCACAGAGGGCGACTACGAAATCAGCGCGCTCCAGTTCGAGCCAAGCAAGTTCGCTTTCATCGACACCGGCGCACGCCTTGAAGAACGCCCGATCAGCGTGATCCCTGTCACCGTCGTTCCGGCGCCGGCGAGCGTTACGCTTTCGTCGACTTCATCGGTTGTGCAGGGGCTGGCCGTAGCCACCATGACGATCAGTTGGCCAGCTGTCGATGGCGCGGTCGGCTATGACGTCGAATGGCGCAAGGACAGCGGCAACTGGATAAAGCTGCAGCGCACCGGCATGACCAACGTAGACGTGGTCGGCATCTACGCTGGTGCCTATCTGGCCCGGGTGCGTGCGGTGAGCGCGTTCGACATCACCTCGCCGTGGCGCAATTCGATCCTGACCAACCTGAAAGGCAAGGCAGGACTGCCGCCGGCACTGGCGTTCCT